ATTGGGCAAGTGCATAGAGCTACTCTACAAAATGGCAAGCAGGTTGTTGTAAAATTAAAGAGACCAGGGATTTGTGATATCATGAAATCTGATACGAATACAGTGCGTAAAATTTTAAGTGTTGTTCACTCTTTGGGTGTAGATACAGGGTCTAGTTCAAACTTTGTACTTAATGATTCGATAGAGTATCTATTGGGTGAAGCTGATTATGAACAAGAAGTATAAAACGCCATAAAATTCAGGAAATCGTTGAAAGATGTTGATTGGATTAAGATCCCTCGCGTGTATAAGAAATACTGTACCAATGAAATGATTGTAATGGAATATGTACCAACAGAAAAGATAACTGAAATCAAAAACAAGAAGATTAACAAAAAGAAAGTATGTGAAGCTCTTGTCAATTCATATGTTATTCAAACTATGAATTCGGGGTTATTTCATGCCGACCCACATCCCGGTAATCTCGGTGTTTCCAAGAACGGGCAGTTAGTGTTTTATGATTTTGGTTTATTGATTGGACTCAGTGACGAACTAAAGCAGGGATTTACAGAACTGTTTGCTGCTATCATACAGCGTGATACAAGAAGTATAGTTTCGATCCTGATTAGGCTAGGTGTCATTGTACCAACATCGTCAGACGTTTCGGATATTGAACTTTTTTTTGAAACTATCCTCGGGTACCTAGAAACATTAGATGCTGGTGCCATAATGAATGACGAATTAGCTGCAGAATTAGCCACAGAAAAACCCTTTGTTGTACCAACAAGCTTTGTATATTTAGCGAAATCGTTTTCTCTTATAGAGGGAATTTGTCTTCAACTTGATCCAGACTTCAACTATTTTACATATCTTGAACCAATGATACAAGAACAATTCATTGAATCGATCGATATAAGTCAGATGATCATGAGTACTACAGAAATTCCATCTAAGATAGGGAAGATAACCTCGACTGTTCTCGGCTTGGAAAGGTCGAGAGCAGCGATGAAACGGTCTATGATTAAAACAAGGCAGGAAATAAAAGTGGTTCAGTACAGTGTAATATGTGCGTTACTAGCTGAAAGGTTTAGTGATTCACCGCTGGCTTTAATACCTGTTATTGTAGCTATATGGATTACTTTTCGTAAAGATCGATCGATTTAGACTTTTTGCTAGCCTTGCGAGTTTCCTTGTCTTTCTTTAGAATGTCTTGATGTTCCTTGAAAATTTCCTGAACACGCTTGCGCTCATCACGAGCAATGTCACTGATCTTATCCTTGATCTTGTCTACCTCTGTCTTACGTTGTTTCTGAATCTTTTTACCAACCTTCTTAAAGTCGTCAGTTTTGGCGAACCATGTGGGGGATGCAGTAATAGCGAACATTGTGTTTGTTGTATTTTAAGGACATTTAATTTTTAACTTCTTTAGTTTTTCTTCAAACTCGCGCCTTTCACCTGGAGATTCAATCTCCTTTCCGGAGTTTATAGCTTCAATTTCGGGTCCCGTCAACTGCATCGCATTCACACGAAAGTCCATGAATGCCTCCATAGCGTGGGGTACTAGGGGTTCGACGAGTTCATAGATGGCCGTGGCATAGTCACGAATCTCCTTTTGAGCGTGATGATCCATCCTCAATTGTAAGAAATGCATGAGATTGTGTAAGTCCATCTTCCACACGAAAGAAGTGTAGGTAGATTGAGGGAGAACACCGCGAGCTTGTTCCCTGCAAACACCCTTCTCTAGTAATTGCTCGTATAGCTTGAAAGCTTGTTTATACTGGTCAGAAAGAGACTGGTTCAATTCATCATCTAGTTCCACTACACCTTCTGATCCTTGATGATTTACAGCCGATTGTCCACGTAGGACTTCCGGTTCGTAGTATTCCTCATCAACGATAGAATACCTGGCAGACATTTCATTCACGGATGCAGTTCTGTGTCTAAGCCACTGACGAGCGATGTAAAGTGGTGCCTTGATACGAAACTTGAAAACTACGAGTTCTAGGGGTGAAGTATGCCAATTGCGGACAAGGTACCTAATAAGACCTCGATCACCACGAGTGGTCTTGGTACCCGTTTGATAACTCACACGGGCACCATCAACTATGGCCTTATCTAGATTCTCGAGGGGCATATGGTCGACAAGTTCTACAAATCCATGATCCAAAACTTTCTTCATTATAACAATATATCCGTTCTAATCTTTAATAATCACAACTATCATCCATTGGAACCTCTCCACAAAAGTCGTACAACTCATAAAGTTTATCTTGTGACTTTTCAATCTCAACCGTGGTATTATTCATGACATCAATGGCATTATCGATGAGATCCAGAAACGAATCAAGTTGGTCGATCGCTACACGATGATGTTTCCTGTTTGTCTTTGAAGAATGTGCCGCAGCCCTAAGACGCTTATTACTCTTGATGATCTTATCGATGTTGGGCTTGGACTTGTTGGGAGTGGCGGACATTCGGATGATGAGACTCATTGTGAATAACTATCCATTTATATCTTTAATGAGATCACTTAGGTCTCGATAGTACCTCTTTAAGTCTTTCATGAATCTTTTATTATTTTCAAGGACTTCACATTCAACTTTATTGAGATAAATCCACGCTAAATTACACTTGGAATATTTTGTCCTTTTCTGATTTTCATTTGGTCGGCGTGCCACCAACTTTGTGGATTTCTTCTTTTGTGAAGCGGGTAAGACCTCCTTCCTATTCACGAATGATAATGCTTGCATCACAGTATCTGCGAGATCATCTTTCTTTTTAGATTTTTGAAACGTTTCTAGCCAATGTGCGTTGGTAGACCCATTCCTAATGAAGGCTTCACATCTCTCGATTGACACTTTCTTACGTTTATTGTATTGAGCCCTACCGGGACCGGCGACATCAGGTATTTTGTGTCGTGCGTCATATATGATTGTTTCAGCATCCGGGTTTTTGATGATAAAATATGCATGAAGGAAATGCATTACTGAAACCATTTTTTTGTTACGATCAGGTTGTTTTTCTATAAGAATCGTATTTGTATTGAGTATCCATGGACGTTCATCGAGGTGTTTTCTTAGTGAGACATAAACACCATCTTTGTGTTGGGGTGGTACACCAGAGACATCCCATTCAACAACTAAATTTTGACGATCCTCGTCGAGTAAACACATCGCTAAATTCTTTATACCGACATCTATACTAAGGATCATTAACTTAAAAGTTAAATATCTCTTTAAGTTAATGAGGTATAGCTCCTCGTTGATGATTTTTAACGACCTTTATTATTTCCTCCACCCATAGAACCTAGCATTCCCATCATGAATAAAGCGAACAATAGGATTACACAAAGGATCGAACAAGAGAAAGAGATCCATGAATTATTAGTGACGAAAGAAATGAAATCGAAGCCACCTGTTGTAACATCCTTGGCAGCGGTAGCGGCGGAATCTGCTACCTCCTTGAAACCTTTCACGACCTTTCCGGTGTCATCTAAAGCACGATCAACGGCGGTGAAAGGATTATCTGTGTCGTATGCCATACACAAAAGAACTATGACACCCGCACCAATAGCGACCGAACCAGGTGTAATTCCTAGTTCTCCAAGAGCCTTTTTGAGGGATTTGGAAGATTTACTTCCATCCTCTAACACCTTAGTAGTGTCTGTTACAGCTTCTCCTGCATCATCTAAATTAGCCGCAGTTTCTCTTGCCAAGTCGTCAGCTTGTTTTTTCGGTTTTATTTTTTTAGACATACGTTTGACATCACCAATATCCTTTGGTGGATTTTTGGCCGTGCTCCTTGTTTTTTTTATCGATTTTGTTGCTTTATTTAATTTAGCAGAAAACGCTTTGGTGAATGCTGCGGCAGCGTTTTTAGCCTGTTGAAAGCGAGTAAGTTTTTTAGCTGGTTGTACAGAACTTGGATCAAGTTTCTTAGCGAGATCAGCTCCACCTTCAACTTTTTTAAGAGCATCTATCGTCTTAGGATCCATTTGTTCACCTATACTTGCCAACTTGTTATTATCAATTCCCTTAAATGCGGCCACTAAATCCTCAGAGTTTGCTTCATTTAAAAATTTTGCGTCCGCCGCAACTACAAATGCATCATCATCCAATTTTTTGAGAAGTGACCTCATCTGGGCCACGTCAGTAGTAGCACCAGCAGCACCAGCAGCGGCCCGGGTGGATCGACCGGCGCCACCAACAGCTGCCATGTTTATTACTTTGTACTGGGAAAATTAAATGTTGGTTTGAACTATTTCGAGACCATTACAAATTAGGTTGAGAGTTCATCT